TCGACAATAGACACCCAAGCATTTTCTTTGTCTTCTTTAAATGATATAGAGACAGCATTACTAAGATCTGTAATTTTAACACTATTAATCATAGTCAATTTCCTTTAAAAATTGTAAAACATCTATGGAATATACTCCGTATTCACCGTTATCTAAAATAGGGCAAGTCTTACCCCTCATAAAATTATCCCATTTATTATATAGTTCAAAAGGAACATTATTTAAAATTTCAGATTCTGCTACATGCTGTTTTGACATTAAAAGACTTTTTAAGTTTTCAAAATTTTGTTTAATGTTGCTTTGCTTCATATAGATATAGCGCTTTTTTTGTATCTGAAATGAGTTTAGTATATTCAGCTATTTTGCTCATGATTTCATTTTTAGATGCTTCATAAGCTTGATTGTGGTTAGTTAATATTATTTTTCTTCCAGTTGTATCTTCAACTACAAAACCGTAACCATCTAATTCCCAATTGTGATGAAAAACTGGAAAAGAATAAATTATTTTTCCGTATTTGCTTTCAATTTTTTCTTTATGCAAAGGAGTTTGTTTTAAATCTTTCATCTAAAACATATTTATCTCCCACTTGATAATAATCCCATTCTTTTTTTGTTACGTATGTTTCAATAAGAGATTCATCCTTCGTTTGTAATAAAAAATAATAGGTTTTAAATATAATTCCCCAAGAATCTTTACAATAAATTTGTGTTTTTATTTTATTCGTTTTCATATTTCGTTATTATTAGTCGATCTTTATATATATAACCTATTCTACCACTTTCTGTATAAACTTGATACCAGTTATTAGAGGAATTTAAAATCCGCACATTAGTGTCGTTTATAAGCTTTGCAAGAGCTGTGGATGATACATCTGGCTTTTCTCTTAAATATACCCAACCGTCTTTATCGTTAACTAATCCATATTCAATAACTTTTTTATTGTGAACAGCTTTTTCTGTATAAATAGCTTGATGAACAGTTTGAAGTTTATCATAAACTCCTAATCCTGCAGTTATTAACGCAGCAATTCCTGTAAGTATTGCTCCTATATATTGCCAACTATTCATTTATGGTTTTATATATATTTAAAGATTCTAGTATTTTAGAATGCAAAGAGTCGTCAATAACAATTGACGAATCGCTCTTTAATTGACTGTGAATATAATTTAAAATTTCATAATTAAATTCAGCTAACTCAGATAGTTGTAAATTTAATTCTCCTACAGGCTCACAAGCGTAACAACATCCTTGAAATCCGTCTTTTATGTTTGTTAATTGTTCATTTAAAAGAATTTCTCCATACCGTTTAATTGCTTTTTTTGCAAACAAATCTAATTTATCAATACATCCGTGTGAAGAAAGACCGCTTTCATAAAAAGCGTAATCTTCTAAAATTTTAGTTTTATTCGTTATCTGTTTCTGCATCTTTACGCTTCCAATATTTTTCTACGTCTTCATTACATGCCACAAAACCTCGTTCTCTAGCTTCTTTATAAGAGAGAGTTTTGTACCATCCTCCTCGGTGACAAACATTTGCATCTTTTCCGGTTATTTCACATATATGAGCAGAATCTGATTCAGCTTTATCTATAATGTCATCTATAATCTTATTTTCAATATCATTTGCACCGTGTGTCTTTATATAGAATCTAAGAGTTCCAAATTTTTCTTTAATTTGAGTAGCAATTACCTGTACTTCTTTTCCAGATTTTTCTGAACAAATATCACAAAAATATTGGAGTTTACTCATACATTTGTCAAGCAAATCGTACCAACCGTCATCGCACTCTAATCCCCAGCACATACATGTTTGTTTCATATCTCCTTTATAATCTTGAAGAATTTTTGGATATTTTACTACAAGTTCTTTTTCTAATTTTTCATTCATATTGCTAATTTCTTATCATTTTTCTAAAAATCAACTCATTTACAGTTTTAAAGACTAAAGATGCTGCATTAATAATTTTATGTGCTGTTCTTTAGTAAAAGGTTTATTGTCTAACAAATTAAAAGCATATGAAGCATTTTCTTTATACGTTCGCTTTATCATTTCAGCCTGTTCTTTTCGCGTTTCTACATTACGGATATCAGTAATCATTTCAGCCATGTTCATAACATATTTTTTTACTTTGTTACTAGCTTCACAAATTTTTTGAATTTCTTTCTGAAGTTGTATTGCTATTTCATAATCAAATTCGACTTCAATAATTTTAGTAAATTCTTCTGCTTTAGGCTGTTCTTTTTCAACAAAAAACTCCACAATATTTTTTATAGAATTTAATTGAGATTTAACTTTATGAATAAAACAATACCAATCAGATTTCAATTTAATTCTGTTCTGTCCGTTGTTGTATGTGACAACAATTCCTTCTTTTCCTTTCCAATATTTAATTGTTTCTGCTATCTTGGAAAGTTCGTTAGTATTTAGAAAATCATACGATTGTGGTACAGGCATCTGTCCAATATTTCTCCATATGTCAGTTAATTCAGACGAAGAAACAACACGCATTTCGTTCTTGTTTATAGCACCAATGAGATAAAAATTTACTTGTTGTGATCTAACAACAATAACATTATTAGGAGTTACAATTTCAAATAAAAGAGTCAGGTGTTGATTATCTTTTAAAAAATCAACTACTTTAGGGTATTTGTCTGGAAGATTTTCGAAATCCTTTGCGTTTTCTTGAGAAACGTAAGACACAGTTCCTCTAGTTCTCATAGAAAATGTATTATTTACAAAATCAGCTATGAGTAAAGAGCCATCTATTTTTTCTTCATGTCTCCAATCGTTAAACGATTTAGGATCCGGATAACATTCTTGTTTTTCTCCGTAATTAAAAAATTTAGGAAACCCCGAGGACAAAACCTTTCCCTTTTCATCAACTATTAACGAGCGATAAAATAGATTGTGTGTATTCCATTTAGCATCAATTTTAGGAGTGATTAAATAACTATTAACTCCACAGAAAGTAGTAGCACTAACATTAAACGAATCGATGGTTGGTAATTTAATTTCCACATAGAAACATTAATTCATTCTATTAAAAAAACAACATTATAAATTACTTCAAAAACTGAGCTGATGTCACAGAACGTTCTTCTTGTCTAGCTTCAACTGCTTTTTTTGCTATGTCTAATGGATCATCAATAAATGCTCTAGTTCTATACGATCCCCAAAAATCATATGTCCATAATTGATTTTTTCCGGTAGGATACATATATGCAACTATAGCGTGACCTGAAGACTTTTTAGTCATTGTATTTGTATAATCAAACTTATAAACAATTACTTCAGACCAAACATTATATTTTCTCAATCCCTCTCTAAAAGCAATAGCTGTTGGTAAACAAGCGTTTCGCTGGTCGGTCATCCAACTTTCAGGATTAGAAGGAGTAAATGGAGAGGGTAAATGTGAACATGCTGATATAAATATTAAAGTAAACAAACCACAAATAACAAAAGTTTTTTTCATTTCCTTACTTAAGGAATTATAACCCAGTTAAGGCAACTGCCATAGCTCATTGATTGCTAAAAGTTTGTGTCTACAACCATTTATTGTTTCATTCCAAGAAGAATGAAAATGACCATATAAATGCACTTTAGGAGAACAAATCTTAAAAATTTCATCTACAATTGCTCTCTCGTCATTTAAATCTTCTATTAAGTATGCATCTTCTCTAGCCCAGCCATAAACTATTTCATTAAACGTTTGCGGAAAACAAAAAGAAGGTGCAGTATGTGTAACCAATATATCAACTTTTTTGCAAGCATCTTTATTAAAAATAACTCTTTCTCCAGACCAATAGGATTTACCTTCTTGGCGTCCAGTTCTGTCTATTGATACCGCTCCTCCAATAAATTGAATCGTGTTAGTTTTATAATCAAAAATTGAGTAATCTTCAATTAATTCAAAGTTGTCTAAGTTAATTCTATCTTTTCCTGTAAAAAAGTTAGGATCATCATGATTTCCTCTAATACCATAAAATTTAATATTTTTTTCTTTAAAGGAATCATTCAACC